AAAGCAGTAACCCAAAAGACTTTGGTGTTACTTGGGATGAGGTAAAGGCAGAAAAGGACAAGTTGGAGGCAGCAGAACCTATGAAGCTTTTACGTGCAGAACGAAATATGAAGCTTGCAGAAACAGACTGGTGGGCAAGCTCTGACCTTACAATGACAGACGCACAAAAGAAGTATCGTCAAGATTTACGTGACATTACAAAAACATACGATAGTCTGGAGAAAGTAAAATGGCCTACAAAGCCATAAAGGTGCAGCATGGAGTTAATGGTATGGAATGGAGTTCTAACGTTAATACTTGGTTTAGTCGGGTATTTTTTACGTGAGAGGTCTGCTGAAATCAATCGTTTGTCAATTCTTCTTAACAAGACACGAGAAGAAATTGCAAAAGAATATGTGACGAAAAAAGAAATGGAATCTGATATAAACAGAGTTATAGATAGATTAGATGCACTAGATTCTAAGATTGACAGATTAATTGAAAAGAGAGGGCGATAATGGGAAGCAAAGAAGGAAAGATTGAATCGTACAATCCTAAAGACGCTGCTATCAACAGGACTGTGAACAAAAAAGGTCACGGGTCTGTAATGGCTGGCAAGGCAGTTGTACGAAAGAGTAAGAAGATTAAAAGAACTAAATGACCCCACAAGCAAAGCTCAAAGCGATAAAAGAGCTTACAGGTTCAAAGGGTTGGGCAGTTCTTTTAGATGTAATGAACGACGAGATTCTGGCGTCTGCCATGTCTATTGCTGAGTCAGCAAACATGGATTTGACAGAAATAAACTTCAGACGTGGCTCAATATGGGCTGCTAAGAGGATGCTCGAATTACCTGTACGTCTGCAATCAAAGCTGGAGTCTGAGATTGCGCTGTCTGATATGGACGACAGAAATAAGAATAAAGGTAATAATGAGCAATAATTTAAACAAACCCCCCGCTTCGGCTGGGAGAACGGAGAAATAAAATGGCGACACCGCAAAACCCCCAAGACGCTATGGCTGCTGTAGACAGACTGGCCTCAAACCAAATGGGCGTTACCCCTACTCAGACGCAAACACCAGCCCCTGAGAAGAAAAAAGAGGACAGCAACGAAGGCAAAGCAGCTGAGAAAGGCAGTCCCGAAACTGAAGGTGACAAGATGACCGCTGAAGCAATCATCTATGAGATTGAGTTTGGCGATGGAAGTGACCCGAAGACAAAGCGAAAGCTTACACCTCAACAAATCAAATCAACGTTTGAGAGGTACAGCGCTCTTAATTTTAGGAACGCAAAGTATAAGCCTGTTATGGATGTTATTGAGCAGTACATGCGCAAAAACCCTGGGGCGAATACAAAAGAAGTTGCTCAGATTCTTAGCAACCTAGCTAAAAGCGAAGAATCAAATCCCACAATGGGCAACACACAGGGCGATAAGCCAGGTGTTTATGAGAAAGATGCAGCAGTCAAGTCTGGAGACATGGAGGCAAGTCTTAAAAAGTGGGAAGAAGAAAATGCAGCTTCACTGCCACCTGGGTACAAAGAGATGATGATGTCTGGAGCCCAAGGCAATCAAGGCATGCAAGCTATGCAGCAACAAATCAACCAGCTATCACAGTTACTACGTGGTGTATTGGCTAACTCACAAGGCGTCGCAAACGCAGCAAAGAACCAAGTTGCCAACTCACAAGCACAAAGTGTACAGGCTGTACAGCAACAGATTGCTAACAATATTGATAGAGTACAACAAGCACTGGGTCTACCTGACACAGCTGCCAATGACTTTATGATATTTGCAGCAGAACGTGGCTTTACTATGGAAGATTTTGTTGACCCCCAAATGACTATTAAGGTCATGCAAGATTTCAAAAACAGCATGAACAGTCCAGAGATGGATAGAATGAAGGCTATCGCTGAAAGGCGACAAGCATTTACGGGCTCGCTAGGTCAAACACCAGCAGCAAATCCAACAAATGCGCCGACAGAAACTGCCTCTACTTTGGATAACTTGATTAACAAAACCATGTCTAAACGAATGAGCTAATATTTGTACAAAGCATTTGTGACAATATGTCACTTAATGAACCCTGAGTATTGTATCGTACTGGAAGACCAATACGGCCCGTACAAGACAGAAGAGATGTGCAAAAGACGTGCGTACGAAATATCAAGGAAAGTTCACAAAGGCTACCCTATGTACAAGTCTAAAAGGTTTAGATGCCCTAAAATTGGAGATTATGATTTATAGGGATGACAAGTACATGGTTTATAACATATCATACGAATAACACATAAACTGCGCCGAGGCCCAGTGTGTTTTAGAGTTTATGCGATGGTTAATTTCCGTAACGACTCGACTGTAAAAAAACCGTAACTAATGCTATAAGGAGGTAAATTATGGCAGCAATACAAGGATTGCGGGGAACAGGAGAGTTTACATCTGATTTCCGCCCGAAAAATTACCGTGAGCTTTTCACGTTGTTGGAACCAAACGGTAACGCTCCACTGAACGCATTGCTTGCAATGGGTTCATCAGAGCCAACAGACGACCCAGAGTATAAAAACTTTAGGGACGAACTACCAGAGCGTACATTGAAAGTGAATGGTGCTGTTGCTTCAACATCAACAACATCAGTTACAATCGATGCAGCTGACGACAATAAATTCGCTGTAAAAGGCGCAATCATTGTCAACAGTGAAACAAGCGAAGTGATGCACGCTACTGCTGATACTACTGGCACTACCCTTACTGTGACCAGAAACATTGGTGGTACAGCGCATCAAATTGCAGATGATGCAATCTTGTTTATCGCTGGATTTGCAGCGGCTGAAGGTGACACCTCACCAACTGCAATCAGCTTCGACGCTTCAGTAGTCTCAAACTTCACTCAGATTTTTAGGACTGCTTTCCAAGTATCAAATACTTTGCAAAGCACATACCTAAGAACTGGTGATAAGTTAGACGAGGCTATGACTAAGGCACTTAAGCTCCACATGTCTGACATCGAGCGAGCTATGTTCTTTGGTAACAAGCACGAAGCTAACGGTTCAACTGCACAGCCAACAAGGTTTACTGGCGGTCTATTGAACAGCTTAACCAATGTTGTAGACATTGCGACACAGAACGCCACTTATGGTGGTAGTAGTGCTGGAACAATGACTGAAGATGGTTTCGACTCTCTTCTTATCAACACAGTGTTTAAGTTTGGTTCAAAACAAAAGATTGCTTTTGTTGGTGAAACAGTAGCGAACCACTTGCAGCAGTATGGTAAGGACAGATGGCAGCCAACAGCTGTTGAAGGTGCTTACGGAGTCAACCTAACTAGGTATGCTACATTTGCTGGAGACTTGATGGTACACTTGCATCCGCAGTTCCGTCAGCTTCCACACATGAAGACTGCTATGGTTATCATTGACTTCCCGTACTTGGTATATCGTTACCTTGAAGGACGTGATACTCAGTTGCTAGAAAACAGGCAAGCCGTCGACGCAGATAGCGTCAAGCACGAGTACCTAACCGAATGTGGTTTGGAACTCTTGCAAGACAAAGTACATGCGTACGTTAAAGGCTGGACTGCAAGGAAGAACTAATTAGGACGACCTTACAGTTCGATTGAGGCATAGTAAGGGGGCAATAATGCCCCCTTACTTTTATCAAGAGGTGAATATGACAGAGAAAAAAGTTAGAGCCCGAACAAAGAAAGGTCATTACAAGGCTGATGACCCGTCTACACCAGATGTAAACGAAGCTTATGTTCAGGAAGAAAAGCCAAAAAAAGCTGAACCAACAGTAGTTTGGTTTGAAAGCAGACAACCAGAGCCAAGCATGTTTGATGTAGCTGGCTTACGTTCAATTAGACGATACTCAGACAATCATTTAGAATGGAAAGTAATGTCAGATGACGTTGCTAGGTTTGAGAGAGACCACTTTATTATGAATGGAAGGGTACGTAGGAAGGCTGTAGAATAATGCCAACAGTTACAACTGACACCACTACGGAAACAAGTAACACTAATCCTCACATACGTGAGAAACATTCTCCCCTTGAGAGTCTAATATTTCAGGCGCTAAGACGTTACGGCGATTTTAGCCCTGGAACATTAGATGGGGATGTGGGTTTGATGTTTCTTGAGTTTGCAAACATGGTTATTGACGATATACGTATGCACCCATACGCACCATCAACAACCACAACCACAACATCTGGCACAACAACAACCACTACAACAACAGTGGACGGCATAGATTACTATGAATCTTTGCAAGACGTGCGTGAGATTGATGACATCATCATAGTCCAGGGACTGCTTTATCATTACGCTTTACAACAGGGTAGTGAAAAAGTGTCCGTGTACTTGCCAACATACAACACAACTCTTAACAGACAGTTGTGGAGACAGAAGAATGGCAATACAAAGATACGTATGACTGTTGTGGATGATGGTACAAACAAGGGAAACATCAATAAAGGAAAAACAGATACAGTAAATGGAACGGTTAGCTATTAATGTCCAGCACTATCAAGTCTCCAAGTGGGGTAAAAACCAAGGTATTTGCTTACGAGAACTTTCAAGGTCTTGATACCTCTCGTGACATAACCTCTTTAGATACTGGTAAGGAGCAACACCTTAACCAGATTATCAACGGCACGGCAGACTGGCGTGGGCAAATAGTTCGTGACGCATCAACTGTATTTAGAAAAGGTGAGTTCAAAGTAAATCACATCCGCTTCTTTGGTAAAGACGAAGCTTTGTGGGTAGAACAAACAGGTTCTGGTCTTAATTTTAAATCTGATAGAGACCACGAATTACTTGATGTACACCCAACAGCAGCCATAGTTTCTACTACAGTATTCAATCAATCGGTTCAGCTAGCTGCAAGAGCAAGACCAATGTACCGATATGATGGTGTAAACTTTTCAAGAAACCAATCACCAGCAATAAACAACTTGCAACCAGGGTTTCTTACGTCTGTACAAAGACGTCTTGTGATTGCTGGAATTCCAGGAAGAGAGACACAAGTACACCTAAGTCGTGTAGACCAAGACGAGATTTTTCCCGAAGACGAAGACCCAGCATCAACAAACGTTTTGCGGGCTGGGTTTATAGACATTGCAAACTTGCTTGGAACGGCTGACCAAATAACTGGTCTTGGCTCTTTCGAGCAAAACAGATTAGCAGTATTCACTGCTGACCGAGCTATCATATTTAAGATAGACCCAAGCATAGATAACTGGCTTGTTGATGATAACGCAAATATCAACATTGGCTGTGCATCTCACAACAGCATTGTAAACGCTGGAACAGACCTGTTGTTTTGTTCAAGGTCTGGCATACACTCAATCAAACGTTCAGAAGACAATGGTATTCTTGTTTATTCTTATAGCCTTTCAGACAAGATTGATATTTTATACAGAGAGCTATTTGATTCTGTAGAAGACCCAGAGCAGATTAGTGCGGTATTTGACCAAGACACAGCTCAATACCACTTGTTCTTTCCACAAGCTGGAGGGTTTTTGTGTACTAGATTAACTCTAGCCATGAATCCAGAAGGCGGTCAGCCACAACCAAAGTTCAGTACAGGAACCTTCTTAAACTCTAGGTGCGGTGCATTTCTTAATGGAAAGCTTTTGTTTGGTACGACTGGTGGTGTTTTTGAGGTATTAAAAGTAGAAGATATTAAAGATAATTCTGTTACTCCTGAACTAACAGTGACGACACCACTTTTGTGGCATGGTAGTTTAGAGGATACAAAAGAAACATCGAGCATAATTTTGCAGATGGCTGGTAAGGGAAAGGTATCTGTAGAAGCTCAAGACGACAAAGGAAGGCTTATTGGCACAATGTTTATGGAAGTAGATGACACATCGGACGACAACTACTTTGAAGATGTGCCATTATCAAGGCAATATGAAAGAAAATGGCAACATAGGTATAGAGCAGCCCAGTATAAGTTTAAAACTGAAGGGGGTGAAGGATTGCTTAGACTTATTGGTTTTGCAGTAGTAGTGAGGACATAATGGCAAGAATTAGACAACAGTTTCCGCAGAACTACGGCTCTTCTGGAAACATAAATACAGAATTTGAGAATTTATTTCGCTACTTAAATGCAGCAGAACTAGGCGATAAAACTCTCGGCGAACTGCTCCAAACAATTTTTAGTAGTACAGGAGCATGGCAAGGGCCAATCGAGTTTAGAAAAGACGCAAGTGGAGATATTCAGTATAGGGTTGGAACATACGCAGACGACACAACTGGCTACATAACACTTGTTTCGGCAGCAGAATTACGGGGTGCAGCGGGTGCAGCTGTGGGTGAAATTGGGGCTCCAGTTATTCACTCAAGACAAGACACCGTTATATCTGGCACTTCAACAACAGTTATTGACTATGCCCACGCAGCTACAGACGAACTTCTTGTATATGTAAACGGTATTTTGAAAAGAACAGGGGCTTCATTTGATTATCAAAGCAGTCCAACTGCTGGTTCTAGTAGCAATGGTGCGGTTACATTTAACAGCGCTTTAGCTAATGCGGATGTTGTTTCTATCTACAAGATTAGGTCAACAGCCATAACAGGATTTATAAGAACAGACACTGTAACGACAGGTAACCAAGCTGTGTTTGCTTTTGTTCACGATTCAACATCAAGGCTACAAGTTTACAAAAATGGTATTCTTATGCGAGAAGGTGGTGCTAATGACTACACCACATCTGCAACAACAAATACTGTGACGTTCAACTCATCTGTTGCATCAGGAAATACTGTAACAATTATCACAGTTGAAAACACAGCGGTTCAGGCTGTAACAGGACACATGTTTGAGCAAGATTTTGTTCACACAGATAGTGGTCTTATACAACTGGCTAAAATTAGAATAGATAACGACGCCATTGCCCAGGCAAAAGTAAATGGTTTGTCAGCAGCCCTTACTGCAAAAGCTAAACTTACAGTTTCTAGCTCTACCCCATCATCTCCAGCAACTGGTGATTTGTTTCTTGATACATCACAAACACCAAACCAGCTGAAGTTTTTTGATGGTACGCAGTTCTTAAAGACGTCTCCTGAATCATCTCTCCCGACCTTTACATCAGCTAACGCAAGTCAGTTTGTAAAGGTAAATGGTACAGGGACGGCTCTTGAGTATGGAACAGTCGACCTTTCCTCCGTTGTTCCTATAACTCAAAAAGGTGCAGCAAACGGTGTGGCGTCTCTCGACTCAACTGGTAGGTTGCCTTCCACACAACTTCCTACCGTTCTTTCTACTGACAGTTTCTTTACTGAAGTAGCAACGCCTACAAACACAACGTTCGGCGTAAAAAGAATATTTAAACAAAAGATTAGAATAGACGGAATTGCAATCAGAACCACATCAGGTACTTGTAGTGTACAAATATCTGTAGATGGTGTTGGCTTGGGCAGTACACTAAGCGCTAGTTCCACACCTTCCGAAACAGCATTGGGAACACCGATTGAAATAGATGCTTCCGTCGCATCAAAGAAAATAGAATTTATTGTAACCAACAACTCTTCGGCAAGTGTACTCGAAGTAACTATGGCTGTAAGTGTGATTGCGAGTTAAAATGTATGATAAAGGTAATAGTGCATGAAAATAAAAGAGTTACAGACTGGGCAAAACAACACATGGAAGACTCTGGCTGGCATGACCCGCAGTGTTTTGGCTTTGAGAAAAATGGCAAACTCATTGGGGCTGTTATTTTTACAGATTGGTCGCCAAATGACATCCATGTCCACGTTGCTTCAACTGATAAAAGCTGGTGGCAAAGGCGTTACTTATCCCTTCTATTTGATTATACGTGGGGTACGTGCGGTTGTGTCAGGGTTTCTAGCGTTGCTAGAGTATCTAATGAAAAAGCTAAAAAACTTAACAAAACTATGGGGTTCAAACAAGAAGGTATCGTCAGAAGTTACTTCCGTAAAAAAGACGGAACCTCCGAAGATGGAATCCTCTTCGGGTTACTTAAAGACGAAGACACCCCAAAATGGTATAAAACGCAAAAGAGGGAGGCCTAGAAAAAATGGGTAAAGGAAGCAGTCCACCAGCACCACCTGATTACACAGCTGAAAAAACTAAAATCAGGACAGATACAGAAAAGAAATACGGCGAGCAAGCTGACGCCTACAACACTGCCGTAGATACATTTAACACGGCACTAGGCGGTTTCCAGTCAGATTATGACGCTCTTTCGAGTGCGCTTTCTGGTGCTAATATATCTAGTTTGTATGATGACCCCACGACGGAGGCAAACGAGAACATCTTTGATGTGTACTCCCCACAGATAAGTAACCTCGCCACTAATCTGGGTAATCTCGATACAGATTTAGACAAGCCAATATTCGAGTCATCTGTTGGCTCAGAGTATGGGCCTATTGGTATTACAAACATTCCAGACCTGAATAAGTTTTCCACAACTGATTACGATACTCTCTCATCAAACATCAGTAGTCTTGCTGACACTCTCAACCAATTAAAAGCAGACAGGGCAGCAGAAGAAAAACGTATCACAGATTTTGGTCAAAGCTTGAACCAAGGGTTAGGTGGTATGGGTGTAACATTGGGTCAGCTAGGAATTGCAGACCTTGCATCTATGAACCAGCTAGAAAAACAGTTGTCAGACCTTAACTTGCAGAAACAAGGGTTTTCGTCTGACATCATGGGTCAGTTTATGCCAGGGGGTTTTTCTAACTTCCAAAACCAATACGACACACTAACTGCTGGTCTTGCAGACCTCCAAGGCAAAAGACAAACAGAGCTTGATAGAATCAGCACATTTGGCGATACGCTTTATACTGACGTCGATAGCTACTTTGACAGACTCGATAACCTTGGAATTACAGATGAAGCTGGCATTGCTTCTCTTATTGATGACATTGAAGACAGACAAAGACAGGCTGGAAGATTCTCTTCCGAACTTGGTTTTAACTTTGGCAACCAGCTAGGCGAACTACAAGACGTTCTAGGCGACGTCAAAGATTTACAAAGCGAAAGAGTTGCAGAGCTTGCACGTTTAGAAAACGCAAAAGCGAACTTCTTATCTCAAGCTGGTAACGTTGAGCAAGCTGCCGAAGGTGGCAATATGTTTAGTGCTGCTATTCTTGACAACATCGATGACCAAATACGTGACCTTAAAAATGAAATTGCTGGTTTCTCTTCAGAGCTGGACTTTGATTTCTCAGGAGCTACAGGCGCTATTGCAGACGCAGAAACTGCATTGGCTGGTTTACAGGGCGAAAGAACAACCGCACTAGACGACATTCTTTCAAGAGTACAAACAGCTGGCACAGGTATTGGCGACATTGCTCTATCAGACGAAGACGCCATAACTGGCAGACAATCAGACCTACAAAAGCTTCAGCAAGAGCTTGCTAAGTTTTCTGGTGGCAGAGTTGGTAACATAAGTGGCGAGATTACTGCGGGCCTCGAACAAGTAGATGCTCGTCTTGCAGACTTAGCAACTAAGCGTGCAGAGATTGAAACAGCAGCACAACAACTTGTCGAAGACCTTAACAACGCATCTTTCTATGCTCTTGATGACTTAACTGGCTCTCAAACAGCTTTTGACCAACAAAAAGCACAGGTAGATTTATTTAACGCACAGCAAGCATTGGACGAAATCGCAGCAGCTGAACAAAGGTTACAATCTGAAAAACAAAGACTCGAAACAGATGCAGAAGCCGTTGCTGCTAGGTCAGGACAAGCACAGCAAGACTTACTTGCATCAATAGGGGCATCAGGTGTTCCTGAGTTTCAGAACTTCGCTCAGATAGACCCAATAACCCTAGAGCAATATTTAAATCTATTAGCTCAAGGTGGCGACGAAGAAGAGCTGGGAGCATTAGCAAACTTGCCTTCAGCGTTTAGTCAAAACTTAGGGGTTATAAGTGTATAGGGGCGTTAGCGAATGTTCAGTGCAATACTAGGATTAGCTGGTACTTTATACTCAGCAAACCAAGCATCTAAACAAGCATCTGCTGCTAGGCAGTTGCAAATGGCACAGATGCAACAACAGCAACAGTTTCAGAACGCTAACTTTATGTTGGCACAAGATGCTAACAGAGAGCGAAGAGAACAAAACCAATACTTACAACAGATAGAAGCACTTAACAGAAGGCTTGCTGGACAGGAACGTGAGTTCCAAATGTCCGAGCTAGATAACTTTAAGAAAGCTTTGCTTAAAGAAAGGTCAGAAGACATTGAACGTCAGATTCTTCAAGACAAAGAAGCTGCACGTCTTTCTACATTTAGACTAGAGCAACTCCTCAAAGGACAAGACATCAGTGAGCAAGAACGAAATTTTGCTATACAACAGTTAGAATTAGCTAGAGCAACCGCAGCTGGTGAACGTGATGAAGAGCTAAGACGTTTCTTGCAAGACAGAGCTACGGCACAGATAGAACGTGACTTTCTTGTAAACATGGCTCTTGATGCACAAGACCAAGCACGACTCGAACGTGCAGAGGGTATGGCTGTTCGTGACCAAATACTTAACCAGATACTTGGATTACAAAATGCTGTAACCCAAACTGCTTCGCAGCTTGGTTACGTTCCACAAACTACACCTTTAACACAAGCAGATGTTGACGCAGAAATAGCTAAACGAGTAGACCAAAATATTGCTGCTGTAGATAGAGCAGCTGAAAATTC